ACCATCCATTCTTGGTAAAACTCTTTGTAAAGTTGTATTACCAGGTGATTCAAATGATACTCCACCTGCTGCTAATAATTGTCGTGCTATTTGTGATCTAGTTATCGCCATTTTATTACATTACTTGGTTTTAGGAAACAAATCAAGCGAAGGCATGATTACTTTAACATCTCTTCTTATCTCCGCTTCTGGCACGTTTTTAGCCTTCCATTCGTCCTCTGATTTATATACCTCACCTGTTTTTAGGTTTGATATAGTTGTTATTATTTTCTCTGGTTTTATTGTTTGCATTATGTTGTTACCTCTCTTGGTTCTATCTCCAGTATTGAAGCTATTACATGCAATTCGTTTGCATCGCTAGCTTGCACCTTTATTGTTTCTCCAGCTTCTATTATTAAAGGCTGAGTTAATAACTCTATCGTGGTATTTGACGATACAGCCTTAGTCTTAAATAAGCTAAATATATTACTTGATGCATCAACTAAAGTCACTGTTATATTAGCACCTGAGCCATAATCTTCTGATACCAAAATTGATTTAACAACCGATGTTTTAAATGATGGCACTGTATACAGTGTTGTTAAATTTGTTGTAGTTAGATCTACTTTTGCATTTATAAAACTATTAGCCATTAATTTAAAAAGAAGTTTTGTGCGTCTACTTCATCCTTCAGTTCTTGTTGATACGTTGTGTTTAATTTTTGTATAACACCATCGAGATCTCTAACCTGTGCATCAGCTACAGATTGTTTGTAAGTCTCACTGGGTCTTGTTAATACTTGTACTATCTTTGCCATTATACCATTCCTCCGGATAAAAATTTTTTTAAAAATCTAAGCCTAGCCTCATCTTCACCTGTATCAATATTCTTTTTAAGCAATAGCCCTAGACCTTGATCATCGTCGTCAAAATTATATTTAATACCTACATCTCTACTTTTACCTCTACCCTCATCAACAAATATTTCTTGGTCATCAAAAAAAATTTGATCTCTGTTTTTTCCATAATAAATATTGGCAATGATATTTAATTTATCTGTTACTGGTATATCTGCTTCAACTAAAGCATTTAAAGCTGTTTTATCTATTTCCAAAGGAGTATTTGGTATGTCTTGTCTACCTGATTTAGTAAACTCAACCCTTGGTTTTATAAAGTCTGTTATTTTTTTATCTTCTTCCATCTGCTTGTATATCCAATCTAAATGTTCCTAACTTCCAATCCTGAGAAGTGCTTGTGTTTTCTATCTTAACTGCTATGGCTCTACCTCTAGCTCTTGTATCTACTTTCTTTGTGCTTGATGTAATATCAAACGGTCCTAAAGATGAACTTGCTGCAGTGTCATTTGGAAAATCTCTTAAGTTTAATGTTACTCTAGTTGTTCCTGTTTGTGATACAAAGTCAGGTATAAATCTTCTTATCTTCATTAAGAACTCTCCGTCTCCTCTAAGATCAGGTATAGAAGAAGTTGTTCCTCTTTGAACTCTTTGCGTTATGTCAAAATCTCCAGATAGTATATTAGCTGTAATAGCAGTTACTGTACCACCTTTAACTTGATCAGTTCCTGTTTCGTGTTGATAGTATGTTGAAATACCGTCTGTATTACCTTGTACATATGTGGATGAAGTAGAACCTTCTACACCATCAGCATCATATTCTAATGCATGTGGATTACCAAATACAGCTGAATCTGCCCAAGCTGTTCTAGCTAAAGTACCCACTGTCCATATTGGTCTTTGTGGTGAAGAGTCAAAATAGTTATAGCAAACCATTTTATTTACAACAGCAGAGTTTGAAGTTGGATAGAACCACATAATTTCACCAAACAAGTTATTAAGACCTGCTGCAATCATTTGATTACCAGAGTCTAGATTAATATCATCGTATACAAAATCCTCTACCAAACAAGGTAATGATTCCAAAGCACCAGCATATCTAAAGAAACCATTCTCCGACATCCAGTATGCAGCGCCATCTACTTCTACCGCTGCGTTCTTACCAACCAATCCACAGTTCGTACCTACTTGTACAAACGAGAATGTAAAAGGTTGACCAACAAAACGCATTAAGAATAGTGCTGTGTCTGTGTATACATAGATTGCATCTCTACCTCTAATCGCTCCCATGATCCGTGATCCGTCAGCCAGTCTCTGTGTACCAGCGTCATTGGTTGCTGTAGGTGTGTAAGTGTTAATATCCTCAACTGCAGAGAATCTAATAAACATATCATCTTGTGTTGATTGATCACCAATTGTTGTTTCTGTACCAAAAAATACTAAGTGTCGATCTGGTGTAGATACAAGCATGTGTCTTGATGCTGTTGGTGCATTAGATATAATCGTGGCTCTAGAGTTAGTAGCATCGGTAGCTGCAGAGTTCCATTCGAAACACTGACCATCGACAATTAAACAAATTGCTTTGTCACCAAAGTTATCAATAGACCACATACCAGGATCAACAATTAAGTCTCCTGATGCTGCCTCACCCCATGCAATAAATTCAGACGTATCTGTAACTGTGGCTCCAGCCGAGTGTGATGCTGCTGTCGTGTTTCTTACACCTCTTGTTACACCAGTTAATGTGTTTGTAGATATACCTGTGTAAGATATTTCTTCTGTGCCTATCTGTATAAAGTTTGTACCTGATGATGGAAACTGTGATGCATCATTTAATGTTATTGTTGTTGTAGAAGCACCTATGTCTCCTGATAAAACTGTAGTAAAAGCTCCCACTTGTTGTCCACCCCAAGATCCAAGAGACCAACCGAAACCTTGTGATTGTACATCTGGTCCTACTCTAAAATAATGTTGAACTCTAATACCACCCGATTGCGTTGCACCAGATCCTGTTTCTGCTGATGGCATTGTAATGGTAATCGTGCTTGATGTAGGAACCGTTGTAGCCATAAATCTTATGTCATCAAAATCAGATGCACCAAAGTTTGAATTTGTAATAGAGGAGAAGTTATCTAATAAAACAATATCTCCTGCTTGAATACCGTGGTCACCAGAAAAGTTTATAGTAACAGTTGCCGACCCATTAGTTGTGCTAAATGCGTTTGATAAAGTGTTTGTAGATTTGATTGGGTGTATGTCATAGAACACACCACCTGAATAAGCGTACAATATTCTGTTTGATCCTATAATAGAATACTTTCTACCTGTGCTATTAGTAAATTGATGCAAAGCTCTTGCTGCACCAGTCATATTATCGGCACCTAACTGCTTCCAACCACCTATTTTTTCAGGTGTTTGATATCTAAAACGAACGTTATCACAATCAATCCACTGTCCCTCAGCAGTTGTGGCTGTGATTTGTTTATTGATTCCAGGTGCAAATCCTATCTTTTGTAGCATAGATCTCCAGATTATATTAGATTGCGTTGATATTCAACGTTATTTGACTATTCCTAGCATAGGTCTTTTATCATACAAATTGGACTTTGCAAACCTTCCATCTGCATGATTATAGTGTAAGAATACTTGACCACATAATTGGCCTTCAAAAGGCTCTCTCCAGTGTTCTAACTCACAACCAGAGTAAATAAGCATATCTCCTGGTTTTAGATCTACCTGTATGCCTTTGGGTGCACCAGGCTTATGTATGCCTTTATACTCGTCTATAACGTTGTCAGACCCCGTAGGATCGATAAATATAGGCCAGTTATCTCCACCTAGGTTTAGTGTAGTCGATATCTCACAGCTTGGTCTATCTTTGTGTCTTTTTAATTCAGCTCCCTTTTCATAGACTCTAGCGTAAGAATAAGTGGGCACTAAATTTAGACCAGTTTTTTCTCCCATCACAGGAAGCACTTTCATAAGTAAAGTCTCCATAACATGATCAGCGTAGATAGAATAAACTCCAGGTACTTGTGGATCATCCCATCTCCCATGCAAAGGACTTTTGGCTATAATATTGTTTTCATACATGTAGTTAACAGCATCTCTTTTAAGTAAAAAATAGTTATAGCAAAAGTTTGCTAGATCGTATGATACTGCGTTTCTTATAACTGTATATTTATTAAAAGCCATCTTGTAAAAAATTAAAACTTACTGATATTCTTATATCATCTGATTCACTCATTTCAACGCAATGCTCTAACCAAGACGGAAACATTATAGCTCTGTTCTCTTTAGGTTCAATATGTATTTCAGGTGCTAGGTGTAAAGGTACTCCGTCTCTTCTAGCCGGTTTGATAAAATGTGTTCCTGGTCTAGGGTCATTTATTTTTAATAGCCCTGAGTCTTTTGGTGCTTTTATATAATATGCCCCGCTAAAGAAACTATTAGCATGTACGTGAGATCTATTTAAACTTCCTTTATAATTTATATTAGCCCACATATTACCTAATCTAGGTTTTCTTTCTAAAAACTCTTCTTTATATATCTCACGTTGCATTCTATATAATTCATCAACAAGCGGCTTAAATACAGGTATGGTATGCATATTTGTTTTGCTATGCCATCCATTTACATTTGTCTTCTTAAGACCCTCATCTTTTTTAGACCAATCTATAATTTGATCTGCTAAAAAATTAGTGTCTAATTTAAAATCGTCTGCATAGATAAAGGTTGGAAAGAAAGCTTCTTTAATCATTTAAAAGGTTCTCCACCAAACCATACCACTAATGATTTTCTAACACCTCTTGTTACAGGAACAACTCTATGGTTTATAAAACTTGCGAAGAACACAGCGTGTCCTTGTTTAGGTGATATAATATTACCTGGTTTTTGTATTTCTAAACCACCACCTTCAAATTCATTGTCAGCTGATAAGATTAAGCTCATTGATATTTTTCTAACAGGAGGTTCTTTACTCATAATAGTATCTAAATCCATATGCCAATTATAAAAACCGCCTTCAGGATATTCTGTGTATTGAGCATTTTCATTTAACTCCATGTTTTCAAAACCAAAATGTCTTTTATTGGTCATGTACATAACTTCATAAAGTTTGTCATACATGGGTTTAGCCTCCGGGTTATTAAATGGAATCCAACTAATATGTGATACTCTTGTTTTAGTATCATAGACTCCTTTATTACCACCGCCTACTTGTGCATTTTTTGGTGGCATAGATCTACCTATTCTAGATACAATATCACATTGTTCTGGTGTAAAAATTGGTGTTGTGGTTTGAACTACGTACGATTTCCAGTTTGGTTCTTTTTTAATCATTCTGCTCCTCTGTTTCTAATTGGGTCATATTTTACATCACAGTTTGCTGCTAACGTTCTCCTTACTTCGTTTGTAGAATTAAAGGGAAAAACACAGTGTCTAACATCATATGGAAAAACATAAAAATCTCTAACTTGTAATCTAGGTGCATAATCGACGTGAGCAAACTGACCGGCTGAATTTCCTAGTATTTGAAGGGAACCATTTGAAGGAGAGTCCTCTCTTGAGTATTCTTTTCCATAATGAGAAGGAAGGCTTAAAATCATCACAGACGACAAACCTGTAAACAAATCTCCTTGGTGTACATGAATAGGATTGTATTCATGATCTTTCATTTCATTTACCCAAATAGAAGTGAGCTTTACTTCATAGTCTTTAATCTTATTAAAATCTAAATAAAATTTATAAACAGAATTAAACCACTCTAATACGTTTCTCGGTAGTTTATTATGTCTT